TTTTATTCTGAAATGCTTTAACTGCCTCGCCTGTATAAAGACCTGTGTACAGCGACATACGCGCAGACTTAGCGGTAGACTCTGCTTGCAAAGGACTTATCATGCCACTGGCAGACATGCTCTTGGTGCGAGCAATCATATCATTATGCATTTTCTGAGCCGCTTCGACATTGCCTCCACGAGCTGATTCATAGATGGATGCTAACTGAGTATTGTTAAAGAGTGAGGCATTTTGAAGTGCTTGCTCTTTTTGCTGCCCAATCATCTTCTTATTTAGGCTTCCTGTGGAACTCATCAGGTTTGAATTGAAGGTGGCGGCAAGTCCAGGTTGCGCTTGAAGAGGCGCATTATTAATAATGTCGTTTAACCCTTCGCTCATATTCTTCGTGTATGAGGCAATCATGTCTGGCGTTAACTTCCAGGCTTTGGCAAGTTCAGACTGCCCTTCCTGCATTAATTTATTGGCCTGAAGACCTAGAGTATTTTGTGATTGAGATACATAGGCATCTTGAAACGCACGGTCAGCATTGGTTAATGGTGGCAATAAGGTGCCACTTGGATGCAAACCTGCTTCATAGCCACGCTTTTGAGCAAGCATGGTTGAAGCTGTGATTGCCAATTGACTTCCAAATTCACCAAGGGCTGTTGGTGTTAATGCCATCCGGTCAAAGGCACCCGTGTAATCAGCCTGACCTACGGTATTATCGAGTCTAACTTGTTTCTCAAACTCAGGTGGCAACGGTTGTTGAGCCATTAGTACCCCCAAGAGAAGTTGTCAGGATTAACCCAATCATTGGTCTTGGGCTTTAATAATCCTGGTTTAAGCAAGGAGGTTGTTTGAATTGTATTCAAGAAATCTTTAGTGAGGCTTTGGCCTAATTGGGTTTCTGATTGAAGGCTATGTAATCCAGACAAGACATGGTTGGCACGAAGCTCTGACTCTTTAGCAAGGAGGTTCATACGTCTTGTACGTTCATCCTGATCAAAGGCACTAGATGCTTTGCTGATTCCAGCATAACTTGAGCCGCCACGATTTCCACGAGCGGCTTGAGTTACGATTTGTGAGCCAATGTTTTGGCGCAACTGCTTCATTTCATCAAGAGATGCTTCAGCACTTTCAAGCTTAATGGCCTGAAGGTTTGTGGTGTATTGCTCTTGCTCAAGCTTACGTCCAAGCTTGATGTATTTATCCTGAGAGCGAGCACCAAAGATACTGCTCACAAGCCCTGCGGCTTGCATTGACAGTAAAAAGGCGGTCATTGGATCCATAACATAACACTCCTTATTATGCGTCTACTTTGTAGAATATCCCTGTCAGCTTCATGCCGAATGGTTCTGTATGGTTTATGGTGAAGCTACTTTTCTTAAAGTCATCCCATCCACCAAATACAGATATCTCAAAACTTCCAGTCACAGGAGTAGGTGGCAATCCTGGCTGTATTTGATTTAGCGTCTGCAATTGGATTGGAAACGTTAAATTATCTTGAGTTATCGTACCACCAATCGTGTCAGCAAATAAGAAGGTTGCAAAGCGTAAATGCTTTGTATCAATTAAGTTTGAGCTTTTTGGATTGCCAGTCATGGATAATGATATCGGTAATGGGGTAATCTCAACGTTAATTGGGAATCCAAATTGGGCTTCAGATACATCTGTTGCCACACCGTGTGCTACAAAATTAATGTTTCCACCAACCCCTACTGTTTCAAATCCAAAGCCGTCACCTTGCATTAATACACGTTGCCCATCAAATCGTCCTTGACCTGCGATAACTGACGTAGGGCCGCTAGCAAGTGGAGTTGGATAAAATCCTGTACAATCCATTTGCGCATCAAAGCTTAATTGTTCAACCATCAAATAGGTTTGAAGTGGTAATGGAGTAACAGTAGCTGATGTTCCGATGCTGCTAAAGCCAATCGCATTTTCATCGACCAAGGCATCAGCTTGCGTTAAGTAAACTTTAAACTCATTGCCCGTTACACCAACAACCCAATAAATGGTTGCCGTTTCTATTTGAGGGCTTGAAGTGGGTAATGCCGTTCCTGCAAAAGTCGCAGCAGTATAGGTATCGGTTGCGAAAGGATAGGCAGCATTAGTCAATGAGGTGGCACTAAAGGCCGTAATATTTTGAGTGGTCGCGGCCAGAACTATTTCGCGCTCTGTTAGGAACCAAGCCCTGCCATCAAAGTTTGAAGTCACCGCTCTAAAATAGGCATTACCATAACTTTGCTCAAGTTCTGCATCAGTAAATCCGGAAACATTTTCACCAATCAAGGATTGATAGATTGCCATTGTTCCATTGTCATTGACGATGAACATGTATCGAGAACCTGCGCGAATCTTATCAGTATATGGAGCCTCATCAATCGGTGTGCGAATAAGCTGCTCATTGGCGACAGATATGATATTTGAGGTATAGGCATTGTTAAACCCATCCCATAGAAGGCTGTGCGCATCGTTTCCAGATAGCACGATAATCTGGTTATCAATACCTTGAGGTTGAACCACATCCGCAGGGGTGGAGTCTTGTAAGCTTAATGAAAAGTTGTTTGGTGTAATCGCAGTCTCAATGGATAAGGGGGTTGAGTACACGCCAGAGTTTGTGTGAATGGTTAGTGATCGATAAGGCACAATGAACTGAATATAGTTCACGGTATCTGAGGTCGGGAACCAGCTTATAGCACTGTCATCATCGGCATCTTGAAGGTCATTGAAGTCGTCAAAGTCATTGGTAACTGAACCCCATAAACCATTGGTCAGTGTATCGGTATTGGCAAAGAAGGCTCTGTTTTGAAATGATGAGCACTTTCTTGGCCAGCCTCTATTGTCTGACCACGCAGGTTCTGTGATTAATGCTTGGGTACCTGGAATGGCCGCTGTGCTATTAAATGCCTGGACTATATCTAGTGTTGCAGTATTTGAACCGTTTACGGCAATGATTCGTGCTATTCCTCCATTACCTCGGAAGGCACCACCTACATATTTTGCATCAAATACAAATGCACCAGTAGTACGGGTGAGGGTTATCCCATATCCTGTGACGGCCGCAGGAGTAAAGGCTGACGTATCATAGCCGCCCGTGAAGTCAAATTGAGGAAAATTTCTAAAGACCACATCACCAAATGACCAGGTGTTTAATACTTTAACTAAGGCCGTGGTTCCTGCATTTGAAATAAGGTAGGCATTAATATCTGCTGCCGCCTCTTCTGCACTGCCATAGACCTTGAAGGTCGTGGTCGACATGGTGCGAATGAAGTAGGTTCTGTTCGCATGAATCTGTGGTGTTGTTGTTGGCATCACGGCTGCGGTAAATCGGGCTGGGTACCAGGCTGGAATTACTGCAAAAGGCCCGACAATAGAAAAGGTCGAGGAAGTAAATCCGGTAATAGCCACAGGGGTCGCCAGGTCATCACGTCTTCGTAAGTCTTTTGGCTTATAGATTCCAGTGGTTACTCTAAATCGATTCTCAAGGACTGTATGGTCAATCAGGCTTACTTCATCGGCCATAATCCCTGTGCCTGAAACATTGGCAATCAATTCGCCTTCAAGAATAATAGCCACATTATCCGCATAGAAAATTAACAGATAGCAACATTCATTCAAATACTGGAATGATTTGAAATAAATCTGTCGGTAATTATTATAGGGTAATCCTAATTGATAAAGGAATTTGGTTCCAAAACGTTTGCCCGCACTTCCTTGCGGAAAACACAAAACGTTCTTGGCGCGCTTTAATCCTTGGTAATAAGCTTGGAGCGTTATTCTGGAATACATTAGTGGTGACAGTTCACCTTTCGCAAAGAAGTCCTGCGACCATAGTATGTGAGCCATTTCTCATCCTTAATAACCTAGACCTGATTGCCAATAATCGTGCCAAGGTTGCGGTTGTTAAGTACTGGAAACGTGGCCTGAGTAAACTGAGGTCTATTCTGTGCCTCAACCGCTGCGCACATGGCATATGCTGATACACGCTTCGCCTCTAATGGGGCATAGAAATCTGGCCTCTGAGCACTGCTTAATGCTAAGTAGGCGGCTATTTCATAAATAAAGTATTGAACAAAGTGAGCTGGTAACTTGGCAATGTCTGGTTGGAATATGTACTCCATAAACCATTTGCCTTGAAATTGTGCGTAAACTTTGGAGTTCTCGTATATTTCCCAAACATAAATATTAGGGTATACTCGAATCGTTTTGAGCCAACCTGCGGGAAGTAAGTAAATTGTCTTCCAGGGTTCAGGTGGTACTTCTACTGATTCGGATAACTGTTGAATCTGGCAAGCAAATCGCCAGTTGTTCTGAGCCAGTACTGCTGGATAGAGCATGTCAAAAGCTTGTTCGGCAGCGACCACCATCTGATCGCCACCTTCAAAGCTTGCAATAGGGGCATGGCCAAGCAATGTAATAGCATTGCTACACATTGACTCTTTAGAATTGGCCATCCTTGCCTCCTATTAAACAGTAGGTATAACTCTGTACCAAACGTGCGCCACCATTGGGCTATCACCAGTAGTGAACGCTCCAGTAATGTTTGACAGGTAAAGTCCTTTGTTCACTGTAGTAGTGAATGGTAAAGGAACAACACCAGCATTCATTGTGAAGGTCGTACTAGCTGCTGCTTGGAAGGTTGCTGCGGACAATGTACTTGAAGCAATTACCCCAGCACCATTTGCTGTGGAGTCATACTGTACAGCGGCCACACCACCTGCGGCATAGTTTGCAGAGCCGTAGGTCATCACTAACTGAATTTGCTCAAGAACTACTAACGTGTTTGCTCCACCAGCAGCGACTAAAAGCTTTGGTGCGGCATACATGCCATTGAATTGAGCGGCAGTAACAGCCACAGTTGTGTATTGAAGTACGGGCAAAGCTAACTGAGCACTGGTCACCGCATTTAAGGCAAGCTTTCCAGTGGTTACAGCCAAATCAGCAATCTTGGCAGTTGTAACTGCAAGGTTATTGATATTTGCTGTACCGATAACTCCACTTGGGAATGCTGAAACTACGGTCACTGTTTGCAGGTCACGGTCTACAGTAGCCACTTGATAGAAGGCAGAGGCATCAGCACCTACGCAGAAAATCAAGTCGTTTACTGAAAGGCTATAAACCACATCAGCGAAATAGTTCGCAGCACCAATTTGAGCTATGGTGTCAGTAGCTTCCGCATAACTGAAAAAGGCGGGGCCATTTTCAAGAATCGTAGGCGTATCTGGATTGAAGGTCGTTGAAATCTGACCTGCGTTAAATGCTTCGGTATGTCTTACAAAGCGTTGAATTTTAAAAGCCATTTTATTCTCTCCCTGAATTAGACGGACACGTCATTGTTAATGGCGATAACACCACGAGGGTCAATGACCACCGCACCAGCAGAGAAAATACCATTGACTAACCATGAGGTTCTGTCAGGCAAGTAGTTAATCTCTGTTCTAAAGTCATGACCAATAGCCATACCAGTAGACATTTTGTGCCAAGCCAAGGCAGTTTGAATGTCGCCAGTTTGTGGTAAACCGCCTTCAGTCATTTGTGGAATAGTCACAAGGTTGATACCTAAGTAATCAAGTACCCAACCACGGTCTAAGATTCGATTCTCGGTGTAGAAAGTAGAAACGAATTGGTCATCTTGCATCAATGAACGCACGTTAGATGCACTAAGAGCTATCCAACGCTCGCCTTTAGGCACAGCATTGTTTTCAAAGTACTCATACACTTGAGTAAACTTTTCATAATTGAAGTTAGTTCCGCCATCTACAATGGTAGTACCAGGGCCAGCAGCTAAAGCATCGATGATGATTTGGTCAGAACGTCTACCCATACCTTGACCAACCAACATGGCATTTTCCATTTTGGCATCAAAGTTAACGGTAAGCTCTTGAACCGTATCAACGGCAGTAGGAGTGGTATACTTTTGAATCAAGCAGGTGACTTTTGTGTAGTCAGGGTCTTGAATAGTTACTGCTGCTAAGTAGGCAGTAGGTACTGAAATAACCTGGTCTACTTTACGAAACTGCTCGTAGGCACCAATAACATCGTTTTTAAGACGTACTGAATCTCGAAGCAAGAACCCTTTAGAACGGTATTCCGCTTTTACTAATTCATCGAAGTCTGTTTGTTGTACCGCTGTGAGCGACATTGACATAGCTTATCCCCAAAAAATAATTAATAACGTCTAGCCGAAGTCGGCAAAACGACTGATCAATTACTAGTTAGGGCTATCACTATGTGAAGGTGTCCGTTAGGGCTTCAGTGAGAGGTGTCCTGTTCGTATATATGAGTACTATAGTAAACAACTTTAAATTTGTAAACCCCACCCTGTTGATAAACTATTTACGACCTACAATATTCTCTAACTTGCGTTCCATTTCCTTTCGGTAATGTGGGTCTGTTTTGTATTTCGCAAAGTTTGCATTAAGCTCTGAGCGATACTCTTCAAGACTTGGGCCACCACCAGACGATGCTGAATTGCCACCAGGTACCAGTGTTGAATTTCCAAGCATCTTATTGCGCACCTCTTCCAAGGCTTCAATTTGTTCAGCGGTTCTCATGCTGGCTGATAGGGTTGAGAATGCTTTCTCAGACAGATTGGACTTCGCCCAATTGTTTAATTTCTGTAAACGCTCAGTGGCATTGTCACCAAGTTTGGCCTTCTCTTCACTGATATCTGTTTTGAACTCATCAAGATAGAGGCCAACCGTTTCAAGCATCTTATCCATTACCGTTTGCGGTACGTGATGCTGCCTTGCAAAATCTGCCATATGATGGAATGGCTCATAATCA